ACCCATTAACAGGATGGTGGAGACAAAAATGTCATTCTATGGGCTTAGATCAAGAAAATTTTGAAGATGGTATTAATCAATATGTAGATTTTATGCAATCTTCTGTACCTGATATTGATGCAGAAATGGAAAAATTAGGAGAAAATGCAAATGATAGATTAAATGCTGTTAATTCATGGGCGCAATCTTTTTTTCCACCAGAAGAGTTTGAAACCATAGTTAGCACTTTAGGTACATCAGCTCAAGGCATTGCTGTATTAGAAAGAATACAAGATTCTATGAAATCTAGCATGGGAAGATCAGAGTCTGTTGCACAACCAGAAAGAGAGTTGAGTATTGCTGATGTTAAGCAAATGATGAATGATAAACGTTATTATGACTCAAGACATAGAGATGCAGACTATGTAAGAAAAGTAGATGAGGCATGGGCTAGGCTCAATACGGCTGGCAAAGTTTAATGCTTTATGTAGAAAAAGGGACACCAGCTCATGCATTTGAGTTGGCGTTCAAACTACGAGATTTAGACAAATACGAAATAGCAATATCTGGTCACGATCCATTAACTGCATTAATAAATCCTTTTAGATTCGAAAGACCTAATGTAAATACTTATACTGTGTTAGATAATGGCAGTGTTGTTGCTATGTTTGGCGTTGTATCTAATAAAAATAATATAAAATATGGATCAGTTTGGATGTTATCTTCAGAAGAATTAGATAAAAATTGGTATTATTTTTCTAAAAGAACTAAAAAATGGTGTGATTATTTCTTATCAGATTACGAATATGTATACAATTGCATAACAAAAGAGCATAAAAACAACATAAAATGGCTAAAATGGCTAGGTTTTAGCTTTAAAAATGAGAATATTATTGTCAAAGATGTAGAATTATTGTATTTTTATAAGAAGATACCTAGTGTATCTAAAAATATACAGCCCATTTTAGGGGATATCGGTCCGGTTTGGACAACCGAGATAAGCTAAAAAAGGACAACTGTTAGTTTAACAATTAACAATTTGGAGGCTTAATATGGCTACGCAAATTAGTAATGCGTTTATTAAGCAGTTTGAAGCTGAAGTCCACATGGCTTATCAAAGGATGGGTTCCAAACTGCGTAATACTGTACGCCAATCTAATAACGTAACAGGCAACCAAGCAAGATTCCAGAAAGTTGGTAAAGGTGCGGCGTCTACTAAATCTAGACACGGACAAGTCAACACTATGGAAGTTACACATTCTAACGTAGATGTCACATTAGCTGATTACTATGCTGCCGACTATGTCGATACATTAGATCAGATAAAAACAAACATTGACGAAAGACAAGTGTTAGCTACATCTGCTGCGGCTGCTTTGGGACGTAAAATGGACCAATTAATTATTGATGTTCTTGACGCTGGATCTAACTCAGCAAACATCGTACACGGCTCTGCTGCTTTAACATTAGCTAAAGCATTGACTGTATACGAAACGTTTGGAGAGTCTGATGTACCAGATGATGGACAAAGATATTTCGTTGTTTCGCCTGCTGGCTGGGCTGACCTATTACAAATAGATCAATTCAGTAGAGCAGAATATGTGGGAGAACAAGACTTACCTTACGCTGGTGGCATGACTGCTAAGCGTTGGTTAGGATTCTTGTGGTTTACACATTCAGGACTTTCTTTATCTAGTACCACTAGAGATTGCCATGCTTATCACAGCTCAGCTGTTGGTTTGGCAACTGGTTCAGATGTAAGAACAGAAATTAACTATGTACCTGAAAAGGTCAGTAACTTGATTACATCATACTTTAGTGCTGGAGCTGTCATGATTGACAACGATGGTGCTATTGAATGTCAAATCACTGAATAAGGAGGGATATCATGGCTTTAGATGCAACTAACTTAAAAAAAATTGCCGGTGCTGGAGATCAAAACTTATTCGTTTATCACAGTACTGACGCTGTAGGTACAATTGCTGGTTCTGGTTATTTTAATAACTCGACAGATGATCTTAAGCAATTTGATATAATTATAGCTGTAGGTGCCACTGGTGGTACTGCAACTGTAGATGTATTAATTGTTTCATCTGCAACAGGAGCTGCAACTGTAACTTGCACTAACGGAACATAATGTTTCAGGGGGAGGGTTTCCTTGTTTATCTCTCCCCCACTTAAATTATGAGTGATAGTAAATTTGATATATGTAGTAAGGCTTTAGTATTAGTAGGTGCTAATACAATAACCTCTTTTTCTGAAAGTACTACAGAATCAAAAGTAGCTAATCAACTCTATGAATCTACACTAGAGAATCTATTAACTAGGACTAGATGGAGATTTGCAGCAAAACAAGCACAATTATCAAGAAATGCTTCGGCTCCTACAGCAAGATGGTCTGCTAAATACGCTGTTCCATCTGGAACATTATTGATACATACGGTAACAGTTAATGATAATGTTATTGAATTTGACAGATATGAATCTGATATTTTATGTGATGCTTCATCATCTGATACTGTAGTAGCTGATTATACATTTCAACCATCAGAAGCAAATTTTCCACCTTATTTTAAACAGGCATTAGTTTTTGAGCTAGCTTCTTTGTTTGCTGGTGCTATTGCAAGAAATGATACATTATCTACACTGTATCAAAATAGAGCAATTGCTCAAATGGCAATAGCAAGAGCGCAAGATTCACAAGCACAAACTACAAGAAAAGTAGATACTACTAGGTTTAGAAATAGGAGGAATTCAGGGTCTTTAGGCACTATAAAGGCTACTGTTAGCTCATAGATGGGAATAGCAAGAATATCACAAACCAATTTCAATAGA